GACGTCGTCCGTCGGCGGGTCAAGAAGGACAGGGGAGAGGAGCCCGGACTATTCTAATTCAGGTCCCCGTTGTAGAATCAACAAGGGACAGACTCGGGGGCGATTATGGCGGAAGGCGTGGGACGGATGGATGTTTCTTCGGAAGCATCCGTCGGAGAGGCGCGGGCGGCTCGGATGGTCACTTCTTACGTCTTCGGGGACGAACCGCCTCCCGAGACTCCGGAGCACTCGAAGGGACTATCCGAGAAGGAGCTCTTCGGCCCTCTCGGAAAGAAAATCGTTGACCCTCCTTACTCCCCCTTGGCCTTGGCCCGGGTGGTCGAACAGTCCTCCGAGCTCGGTCAGTGCGTCGATGCGATGACGGCGAACGTCGAGGGCTTCGGCCATCGGATACTCCCTCGGCTGGAGACCAGCCTCATCGACGACCCGGACGACCCCCTCAGGACCCCGTGGATGAGGGAGAGGGCGGCCCTGAAGAACTTCTTGTGGAATGCGGCGGAGGGGGAATCCTTCGACGAGCTTCACCGGAGGAAGCGGGCGGACCTTGAATCGACTGGTAATGCCTACTGGGAAGCCGTTCGGAACACCCTCGGAAAGATAGCCTTCTTTCATCCTCTTTCCTCGGCGGAGATGAGGCTGGGGATTCAGGACTCAGAGTTCACGCTGGCCGAGTCCTCCATGATAGTCGTGGACGAGGACGGGGTCCCGAAGATGGTCACTCGTCCGGTCCTCAAGCGGTTCCGGAGATTCGTTCAGGGTCAGGCAGTGGCTTCGGGGAACGGTTTCTCCCGGGCGATTCGCTGGTTCAAGGAGTACGGAGACCCTCGGGTCATCGACAACGAGACTGGCGACGTGGTCCCCCCGGCCCGGGTTAAGAACTTCGACGACCACGGGAATCCGATGCCGGAGTCCCGGAAGGCATCCGAGGTCATTCACTGGAGAATCTATTCTCCCCGGACGCCTTATGGGATTCCGAGATGGATAGGGAACCTCGTCAATGTCCTTGGGGTCCGCAGGGCCGAGGAAGTTAACTACACGACCCTCTCGAACAACAACATCCCCTCGATGGTCGTGACGGTAAGCAACGGGCGACTGACCGAGCCGACGATTCAGAGGATCCGGGACTTCGTGGACCGGCATGTCAGGGGTCAGGCCAATTACTCTCAGTTCCTCCTCCTCGAAGGGGAGTCCGGTTTTGACGGAGAGGATGAGGGTCAGGTAAAGATTGACATAAAGCCCCTGACCAACGTCCAGATTACCGACGCCCTCTTCGTGAATTACCGGAAGGAAGGGAAGGACTCCATCCGTCGGTCGTGGCGTCTTCCGGAGCTCTTCGTCGGGGTAGCGGCGAGCCTGAACCGGGCGACGGCGGCCGAGGCCCGGAGACTGGCCGACGAGCAGATTTTCGCGCCTGAGCGGGCGGCCTCGGACCATACGATAAACAGGATACTCGTGGATGAGGGCTTTATTTACAACGAGTATCGGTCGAGGACCCCGAACGTCACGGACAACGCGATTATTGCCTCCATGCTGGCGATGGCCGAGAAGACGGGCGGCGTGACTCCGAGGATATCGAGACGGGTTGTCGAGGACCTCTTCCCGGATGCGGCCGAGGCCCCGGCCATTGACCCGGAGAAGCTCGACCCGGATGTCCCCTTCAGCCTTACCATGGCCGAGGCCGTGAAGAACCTCGCCTCTCCGAATGAGCCCGGACAACAGGTGACTGCCCTGAAGTCGAGCCCGGAGGAGGACTTCTCGGAGTCCGTCCTGAAGGCTTTGGCCGACGGTCTGACCGAGGAGCTCCGGAGGGCGATTGCGGCGGACCGCTTTGGTTCCGCCACGGAAGAGGGAGAGAGTGACGAAGGATAGAGCCACCTCCTCCGGTCTCTCATCGGCGAAGGCCATCCTCGGATTGCTCGGAGTCCTGAAGGCCCGGGGAGAGGAGCATCTCGTTGAGATGGCCGTGAAGGAGGTCCTGCTCTCCTCTCGGCTCAACGCGCTCCACGAGAAGAGTTTGAAGACGGCGATGAACCGGGGGATTGCCCGGGTCATCAGCTCGAAGAAGACTGGGTCGGCTCTCGTCAAGGAATTCACGGACGAAGTTCGGACCAGTTACAACGAGCTCATGCTTGACGACGCGGAGGCCCTCGCTGCCGGTGCCGTCGAAGACTTCTATCGTCTCGGGATGGAGGCGGCATGGGCCAAGGGGACGGGCCGGACGAAGAGCTCCCTTCGCTACGAGGTCAGGGACGGGGAGCTGAAGAAGGCCGGGAAGACTCCGGAATCGGCGCATCTCCATCCCTCTTTCACCGCCGTCGACTCTCAGGCGGTCAAGACCCTGCAAACTCATCAAATGTTCTGGATAGGCGACTACTACGACAAGCACCTCGGCCCGACGATTGCGGGAGTCGCGGAAGACGTCATCGTCACTCAGGGCAAGAGCGGGGCCGCCGCAGGGAAGGCGTTGAGACAACATCTTTCGTTCGGCGGGGTCGCCGCCCCGGGGATGTCTTCGCCGGAATCCTTGGTCCCGGCCGGATGGACCGGGAGCTCGAAGGACTACTTCCGAGGGGTGGCAGCGAACGCGGCCACGACGGGGAGGGTCCTCGGGTCCGTTCGGGCCTTCGAACAGTTGGGCGTCACAAACCTGACCGTCGTCAATCCTCTCGACGAGAGGACCTGTCCCCGGTGTTCGACGATGAACGGGAAACACGTCTCCCTGAAGGAGGCGTCGGCCCAGAGCTCGAAGCTCTTGGGGGCCAAGACCCCCGACCAGATTCGGTCGGCCCAGCCGTGGCTCTCGACTGCCGCCTTAAAGGGGCTGCGGATAAAGCCCGGGGAAGGGGCTCTGACTCCGGAGGAACAGGCGGCGATGAAGGCGGCCGGGATAGCCCTCCCGCCGTATCACTTCACTTGTCGGTGCACAGTTGACGTCGTGATGTCCGAGATAGCGAGTCCTTGAGGGCCCTTCTTCAGGCCCGGGCCCGGGACGAGGTCCTTCCGAGTTCTCCTCCCAGATAGTCCCGGGTGGACAGACTTTTCCCCTCCTGCTACACTGAGACCTGACCGGGTGGGAGGACTCCGTGGAAAAGATTCCCGTCACGACAATTCACGCCGAGACAATTTCCCTCGCTTCTCTGGGGAACGACACCGCAAAGAAAATCGAAGAAGCCGTTCGGACGAGCCCCGTGGAGGCCCGCCCGATTGTTTGTGTTCCGAATCCGGAGTGGCTTCTCGGACGACTCTCGAAGTCGCTCCGGGCCGGGGTCCTCCTGAAGGGGGTCGCCCCTTCGCCCGGGGAGCTCTGTCTCCTCGTCAACGAGGTCGGTCCGGCCGGACATGAAGAGGCGAAGGTCTGGGGGCTGGTCACTCTGGGGGCTCCGGTCGAGGCCGTTTCGGTCTTCGACCTTGGAGAGGACCTCCGGAAGTCCGTGGATGACCTTAGTCATCGGATGGCCGGGGACGGTCCCGTGGCCTACTTCCCCCTGAAGCTGGTCGAGACGTTCGACCCTCCCGTGGACATCGAGTCCCCTCCGGCCTCTCTCGTCAAGGAAACTTCCGACTGCTACGCGGAGCTCCCCCCGGTCATCTCAGTCCGGGAGGAGGTCTATGAAGCGGCCGCGATTGAACAGTGGACGGGAGGAGAGGACTGATGGGAACAACAATCACGAAGGACCTTGAGTTCGACGCGGCCCACCGACTTCTAGGGCATGAGTCCCTCTGCGCGAACCTTCACGGACATCGGTATCGGATTCAGGTCGAAGTCTCGGCCGAGTCTCTCGACCGGCTGGGCCGGGTCGTGGACTTCGGCGTCGTCAAGGCCCGCCTCGGAGAGTGGATTGCCGAGAAGTGGGACCACGCATGTCTCGTCGAGACCGCCGGCGGCTCCCTCCTGCGGTTCTTGGAGGCGGAGGGTCAGAGGTACTACATCCTCCCGGGCCCTCCGACCGCCGAGCTCATGGCCGAGAGTTTCTTTAACGTTGCCGAGAGACTCCTGCTCCGGGACGGGGTGAAGGTGGAGTCCGTGACGGTCTGGGAGACTCCGTCCTCCCGGGCGACTTTCAGGAGGACTTGATGTATTCGGTCTCCGAGATTTTTTGTTCGATTCAAGGGGAGGGGAGATGGTCCGGTCATCCGGCAGTCTTCCTTCGTCTTTCAGGCTGTAACCTCTGGGATGGCCGGGAGATTCACCGGGAGAGCTGCGCCTCTTCCCGGGGGGCTATCTGTCCGAGGTTCTGCGACACCGACTTTACTCGGGCCCAGCGGTTCACGCTGGAGGACCTTATGATAGAGATTAACCGGATGGTTAAGGTCCGGCCCGGGATAGTTGTCGTCACTGGCGGGGAACCTCTCCTCCAGTTGGACGAGCCTCTTCTCGACGCCCTGAAGGGGAGATTCAAGCGGGTCCATATCGAGACGAACGGGATGGTCGAGCCCCTCTTCCCGGTCGAAAGACTGGCGGAGGTCTGGCTCTGCGTCTCCCCGAAGGTGACTCCGGACAGGGTTCCTCTGCTCCGTTACGCGGACGAGGTTAAGGTTCTGTATCCTTCCGTCCTGAGCCCCCTGCTCTTCCGGACGGACCGTCCCGGAGTCGAGTATTACCTTCAGCCGATTGACCCGGCCGGGAGGAAGGACAGGAACATCTCCGAGACGCTGGCCTTCGTCATGGAGCATCCGGACTGGGCGGTGTCTTTTCAAACTCATAAATTCGTGGGGCTTCAATGACTGAAAAAGAGCGTTTCGTTCAGGGAGTGGCTCAGGCAACTGCGGCCATGATGGAGGAGTTTCGGTTCCTTGGGGTCCCCGTGGACCATCCGGGGCTGAAGGACACCCCTTCAAGAGTCGGGAAGGCGTGGCGGGAGATGCTCGAAGGCTACCGGACGGACCCGAAGGAGATTCTCTCCCGGGCCTTCCCGGGCGAGAGCTACGACCAAATGATTGTCCTCCGTCAGGTCACCTTCCACTCGACTTGCGAGCATCACCTCCTCCCCTTCTCCGGGGTGGCGACGGTCGGCTACATCCCCCGGGGAGATGCGGTCGTCGGTCTCTCGAAGCTCGCTCGCCTCGTGGACGCCTACGCTCGGCGGCTCCAGATTCAGGAGAGGATGACGGTCCAGATTGCGGACGCCCTC